TGGCCATCAGCAGCGCCGTGCGGTCGCTGTAGGCGGCGCGCCAGGTCGGGGCCAGACGCGCGTCGTCTGGCCCGAGCGGCGCCATGGCGGGATCGGTCATGGCTGCGTCAGCACCATGGACATGACCACCACGAAGGCGATCACGTTCACCGCGACCAACGCCCAGGCCATCGGCGGCACGCGCCAGCGGTCTCTATCCGTCATGCGAAGCCCTCCGCTGGCGTGAAGCCGGCCGCCGACCGCGACCTATTTGGTCGCGGTCGTGGTGGTGGCCGAGCCGGGCGCGACGCCGTCGCGGACGATGCTGGTCGGCGCGGCGCTCGGCAGCACCGTGTGGTTCAGCGCGGTGGCGACGACATCGGCAGGATGGGCCGTGGTCGCCGCGGCGGCGAGGATGGCGGCGCAGCCGTTGGCGGCCTCGTCGCCGGTGGCGATGGCGACCGACGGCGAGCTGACGCCCGTGCCGGAGCCAACCGACGTCGCCGACGCCGTCGCCTTGCTGTTCAGGTTGGAGAAGGTGTCCGGGCTGTCGGTCTGGCCGCAGGCTGTCACGGTATCCTGGGTCTGGCCTTGCGGAATGAAGCGCGGCGCGCGGTCGACGGTCACGCTGAACTGGCCGGCGGTGACGCCGCTGTTGGCGTTCATGTTGATGGCCACGCCCTGCACCTTGACGGCGTCATGGCTGGTCAGGGTGGTGCAGCCGGACAGCGCGACGGCGCCGATGGCGAGGGCGGCGAGGGCCGCGATCGAGGCAAGTTTCATGGTAGGCTCCTTAGGGTTGACGGGGTTGAACGGTGAGGCTTGCATTGGGGCTGTGCGCCCGGTCGATGATCGCGACGCTGCCGTGTTCCGGCAGCACCGCGCAGAACGACGCCGAAGCGCCGATGGTGACCTGGCCGCAGCCGGCGGCCAGGCCGAGGGAGGCCGAGCGGATGCCGGTCGCGTCGGCCTGTTTCTCGATGTGGACGACGCCCACGCCGACGTAGAGGTAGCTGTGGCCGCCGATCGGGAGGCCGGCGCAGCCTGAGAGCAGGAGGCAGCCGGCGAGAGCAGGCGAGCGGGTGATCACCGCGATCCGCGCCTGCCGCAGCACGACGCGTCGGGCTCGGGAATCGAAATGCTGATCAGCATTCCGCGAGCCTGTTTCTCGGCTATCTCCCGCATGCGCTTGGCGTACCGAGCGCACTGGCAATCAGGCCTGCAAAACGGCCTGTCGTCCGGCCGCGTGGCGCGAAGGCGACGCTGCCTGGCATCGAGGACGATCTGAGAAGTCATGTCCCGACCTTCGGACCTTCGCGGCCGTCCATTTCGTACCAGGTGAACTCGCCATCCTCGCCGACCGGGAAGTGAGCGCCGCACGTGGTGCAGAAGGTGCCGCTGTAGAAGAAGGGGTCGCGGGCATACGTCGCCGCGATCTCGCGGCTCATGGTCGTGATCTTGCCGCAGGCCTGATGGCGATAGGCGTCGCGGAACGGTCGCACGAAGCCCTTGGACCGTTCGGACTCTGAGAGAACGACGTAGTCTTTCTGTTGACCGTTCGGCTTCAGCTCGCGGTGATCGTCGGTCACGGGTCCGCCGCCCGCCAGTTCGACCGCGTGACGGTCGACCGGGATGGCTTCAGCCTTCCTCCGCGCATCCTCCCGGTCGCGCTCACGCTGGGCGCCCGCTTGGCGACGCAGGCTCGCCGCATCCTCTTCAAGGCGCGACGCTTCGGCATCTAGGTCGGCTGCTGATCGCATGGTCAGTCTTTCTTCCTGGTCTCGAAAATGAAGGCGCTCTGGTCGGCGCTGACGGCCATCGACATCAGCCACGCGCCATTGGCGTCGATCTCGGATACTGGGACCTCGGCTCTGCCGCCCGCGCGGTTCACGAGCACGATCAGCAGCTGCGTGCGCATGCCGTCGAGAAGGTCGGTGAGAACGTGGTTAGGGTCGGCATATTGGGTCTTGAGGGCCGTCTGGGCGTGGACGTTCGCGCCCTCGAGCGCGGCCAGATCGTTCAGGCACGCCTCGCAAAAGGTCGGGCCGCCGCACCGGGCCTTGTAGCCGTCGGCGCGGGGATAGACATGGCCATGGCCGGTGAGGTTCATGCCGCCCTCGCCTTGGCCTGCGCCTGGGCGATCTGGTGTTCGATGATCAGCTCGGCCTGGAACTTGGTGACCGTGCTGCGATCGAGGATCACCGACAGGGTGTTGTTCTGGGCCTTGTAGCCGACCCCGCCGGCCGCCGTGGCGCCGGTGATGAAGGTTCCCTCGCCGTCGGTCGACCAGTTGGTCGAGCCCTCGCTGGCGACGCGGCCGTCGGCGACGAAGCCCTTGGTGTGGCTGATCGAATGGGTCTTGGACTGGCCGATGACGAAATGGGTGTTGAAGGCCGCCAGGTTCCGCGCCGCGTCGGCGGCGAGCAGCGCCTTTTCATGCGTCCCGCCGGCCTGGCTGAGGTCCAGGGTGATCAGCATGAGGATGTTGGGGTTGACGGTGTGGGCCATCAGGATGTCGTTCAACTCCGGATCGTCAAAGCCGAACATGTTGAGGAAAAGGCTGGTGGTCACCCGGCTGAGCAGGTGCTTGAGGATGTCGTGCACATCGTCCCGGCCGACATAGAACAGCACCACGTCGGCGCTGGCGTCCGGCGCGAAGGCCTTCTCCGGCGTGTATTGCGCCAGATCCTGCAGGGTGAAGGCCTGCAGGGTCGCGGTCGGGTCGGCGATGGCGTTGGACGCGGATAGCGCGACGGCGGTATCGGTCATGGATAACCCCATAGACAGGGCCCAAGGCCTCAAGCACCCCGGCGAAGGCCGGGGGATAGGCCTTGGGACAAAAATGTAAGGGCTAAACCCAGATCAGTTTTGCGGCCTTCAGCGCGGCCTTGCGGGCCGCGAGGTCGGTCAGGCCGCCGTTGACGGCGCGGGTGACGGCGACGACGTCGTCGGCGTCGGCCAGGGCGTTGCAGGCCTTGGCCAGCCAGAAATGCGCGGCGTCGGACGCGGCTACCGCCATCGAGGACGCGAGCTGATCGGGGTCGGCGAGCAGGTCGATGCCGGTGAAGACTTTTGCCTGGGCGTACCCCCCGCGAAAGGTGCGCATCAGGAAGCCGCGCCCGCGAAACCGCCAGCCGTCGCCGGTCCCGCTGCCGCCGTTGCCGTTGCGCCCGGCATAGACCAGGTTGGCCAGGGCCTGCGGATTGTGCGCGTAGGGTTGGGCGATGGCCTTGCTGAGGAAGCGGCCGGGCCAGACGCGAAGGATGTCGGCGACGCTGTAGTCCAGGTTCTCCTCGAACCGGGTGAAGCCCTCGCACTCGACGAACATCTGCGCCATCCAGTGCGCCACACGCAGCGGGGTGTCGATCTCGCAGGCCGCCGCCTCGGGCGCGAGCACGCCGGCGAGCGTCGCCGCGTCGCAACGCGGCGCGAAAGCGGCGACGGACGCGGCGGTGATGACGGCGGTCATTTGCTGGACGCACCCCGATCGATGATGGCGAACAGGCCAACAATCACTGGGCCGCTCAGGGTCGATATGTCGGCGACCGAAACGCCGCAACCGAGCGCGACGAGGTCGCCGACGGCGACGATGGCGATGCCATAGAGACAGAGCTTGTTGATCTCGATTGGAACCCAACGCGGTTTGGGCGCGGGCGCCGGGGTCGCGTCAATGGGCGCCGTGGGAGGCGTCGTCGGCATGATTATCTCCGGGGTTAGACGCGCACGCCGTGCGCGAGGGTCACGGCGTCAGGCGCGCGCGGTGATGGTGATCTGGCCGTTGCTGCCGCCGTTGACGGCGATGGTCCCAGCGGCGCCGGTCGTATTGGTCGTGCCGCCCGTGGCCGTGCCGCCGGCGCCCGCCGCCGAGTTCGTCCCGCCGCCGCCGCCGTTGGCGGTCATCGCGGGGCTGGTGACGGTGGACGCGCCGCCGGCGGTCGCGGCGCCAATGCTTTCGTTGGTTCCGCGCACGCCCAGGCTCCAGGAAATGACGGTCGTGCCCGGCGTGACGGACAGGCCGGCATAGGTCGCGCTGCCGCCCTGGCCGCCGTCGTGGATGCTATAGGTGGTGCCGTGGATGAATTCATAGTAACAGCCGCCGTCGGCGCCGCTCAGGACGATGTCGACATGGGTATAGGAGCCGCCGGGCAGCGTGATGCTGCCGGAGCCGCCCGTGCGCGTCGCCGTAATCACGTCGCCCGGAACCGTCGATCCCGGCGCCGAAACGCTCCCGACCGTCTGGTTGGTGGCGATCACGGTGATCGAGCCGATCACCCCGTTGACCTGGTATGCCACGCCGACGTCATAGGTTTGCGCCGGGGAGACGGCGGTGATGTCGTAGGACGTGGTGGAGATCGGGTGCAGCCCGGCGGATGTCCACGCCATCCCGCCTGACACGCGATAGAAAAACGCCACGCCGGTCGCCGAGGGATTGTCCGACGCGCCGGTGATGATCAGCGCGGGGATCGACTGCGAGGCGTTCGAGAGCGTGCCGCCGACAGCCGTCCAGGCGCTCCCGCTCGGCGCGGCGGCGCCGAGGGCGGCGGGCGTCATCGTATAGGGGTTGCAGCTGGCCAGGTCCTGGGCCGCCCGGCCCCACAGGTTGACGCTCTGGAACTTGACATAGACCGTCTGGCCGGCGGTCGGGGCGAGGTAGGGAAACTGGAAGATCGCGTCGTCAAGCCGCACGAACGGCGCGCCAACGCTGTGGGCCGCGATCGGCGTATTCTGGAAGCCCCGCCGGATATAGGTCCCGAGCGAATAGCGGCCAGGATTGGTCAGGGTCGCGGCTTCGTAGCCGATCAGCTCCTGGTCGATCAGGCACAGGGTGCCCCCGTTGTCGACGGTCGCCAGCGAGGCGCCGGCCAGCTCGCCGCCGCTGGCGCCCAGGTCGACCCCCAGCGTGTGGCTCGTGTCCGGGTCCGTGGCGGTCGCAAGGCTGGTCGTCGCCGCGCCGAAGCGCCCGGGCGTGTTGATCGTGCCCACCTGCTGGTAGCTGGAACCGTCGACGCTGGTCCAGACGATGCAGCCGCCCCAGTAGGGACCGCCCGACACAGCCGCCCACACCTCGCCCTGCTGACCGGCCGTCAGCACCGACGGCGGGTTGAACAGGAGCGGCCCGGCGACGGCGCCCTGCGTGGCGGCGTAGTCGCCGATCGCGACACCCTGGACCAGTTGCGGCTGCGAGATGTAGAGCGCGTTCTCGCCGCTCGCGGTCCAGCTGTGCGCGCCGGCGTCGGACAGCACATCGACCGTCGCATAGAGGGCGGTCGCGGTCGGGACCTCGACGGTGATCGAAACAAGCCAGATGCCGCTGACCAGGCTTTCCACCATGGTCGCCGACAGGACGTAGGCGGAGCCTAGCACGGTGCCGGGCGTGAGGATCACGCCGGCGTTGAGATCGACCTCGATATAGCCGCCGTTGACGGCGCCGCTATCGGCCAGCGTGACCCGGGCGTTCTTGCGGACATCCTTCTGCAGGCAGACCCGGAAGGTGTAGTTCAATCCTTCGAAGCTGGCGATCGACTGGCTCAGGCCATGCACGCCCGCGCCGGCCGTCGCGACGATGGTCGATGCCAGCGACAGGCCGAACTGGTCGGTCGTGGAATTGGCGGTGATCGAGGCGTTGGTCTTGGTCCAGGCCGCGTTCGCCGGGCTGTCGGACCAGAGCAGCAGGTTGGCCTCGACACTGCCCGGGTCGACCAGCTGGTTGGCCAGATAGCCGGTTCCGGTCTGCATGCTGAACAGCGGCGTATTGCCGATGCCGGCCAGATAATCCTCGCAGATGAAGCTCAGGCCGTACTTCTCGTCCTCGTCGATCTGGACGATCCGCACCGGATAACCATCGAGCCCGAGTCCGGGGTCGGTGAGTTCGACCAGGTCGCCCGGCTCCAGCAGCGCATACATCCAGCCGAGCTTGAATTTGTACTGGGCCCGGACATAGAGGGTTCGCTGCAGGTAGAGCTGCGCCGCGATCGCCGCGACGTCGGGATCGCAGATCACATGGACCGTGGTCGGGTCCTGCCGGCGTTCGCCATATTGGTCGACGTTCGCGGCGTCCGAGGCCAGGGCGATGGCCATGTTGTACTGATTTGTGCGGTCCAGATATTCGAGCTGGACGACGTTATAGGCGTCGGTCTGGTCCTCGATGTCGACCTCGAGCACCGGCGCGCCGGGACTGTCCTGCACAAAGTCGTCGTCGAGCGCATAGACCGCCGCGCTCGGCGGGGTGTAGGTCTTGCCGTTGCCGGTGAGCGGCGTGTCGCCGTAGGGGATGAACTTCAGCAGGCCTTCCGACCAGACGCAGGTCGAGTTGGTGGCCAGCAGCACCTCGGTCAGAAAGTCCGACGCGCTGCGCTCCTGGTCGATCAACGGCGACAGCACCAGGCCGGCGGCGAGGCAATAGTCCTGATACTGGGCCATCGACCCGAGCAGCCCGCTGGACGGCCACAGCGGCACGCCCGTGCGCGCGTTCTGCAAAAAGTCGGCGACGACCAGCGAGGGATCGACGTCATAGGCCCCGGACGAGGTCGCGATCGGGCCGTAGCCCGTGGTGCGGATGACCTCGAAACTGTGGTTCGGCGGCGCCGCGTCGCCATCGAGGGCGTAGTTGGAGGCGTAGACGATCGCCAGGCCCGAATAGCCGATGGCGTGGTCGGGGTGGGCGGCGGTCAGATAGGTCCAGACCGCCTGGCCGACGTCGCCGGTGTTCATGTTCAGCTTGGCCTGGCTCAGCGCATAGGTCGCGCCGTGGGGGCCGCTCAGGCCGCCGCCGGTCGTGGGAATGCCCTGGCCGCTCGTCGGGCCGCCGCCGTTGGTGTAGATGTTGGCGTCGACATAGACCACGTCGATGCCGTCGATCGGCCCCTCGCACACCGCCATGATGATGGTGGCGGAATAGCTGTAGCCGGTTGTCGCGCCGCCGCCCTTGCCGCCGCCCTTGCCGCCGTTCTGGGCCTTGGACGTGAAGTCCAGATAGTCCATCAGGTTGCAGGCGCAGCGGAAGGTGCCCCAGCCGAGCGGGATCTGCAGGCCCATTGACGAGGTCTGGACCTGGACGCCGGCGTAGCGGGTGATCGCGTTCGAGGCTGTCCTACCGGCCATGGAGAAGCCCACCATAGACAGGGGCCCAGGCCCTCAAGTAGCGAAGCGGTAGGGCCTGGGACAAAAACACAGGGGCCCAAGGCCTCAAGCAGCGAAGCGGTAGGCCTTGGGACAAAAATGAGATCACGAGGCCTTGGCCCAAAAGCTAAAATACATCCGCTCGCGGGCTTTCAGGCCCACGTCGCCATCGAGATCGCCCAGGATCACCGCGCCGTCGGGGCGGCTCGCGTGGACGATCTGCGGCCACGTCGTGACGATGGCGCCATGGCTGAAGGCGCGGCCGAAGCGGAACAGCACCACGTCGCCGGGTTGAACCTGGTCGCGGGTGATCTCGCCGGCGAGCCTGCGGATGATCGCCAGGTAGCGCTCGACCTCGCGGTGCAGGTGCCAGTCTGGCGGATAGTCGCCGGTGTCGAATGGGGGCACCAGGCCGACATTCTCATAGATGGCCAGCACCAGCTGGGCGCAGTCGACGCCGATCCGCTTCAGCTTGGCGCGATGATGATAGGGCGTGCGCAGCCATGTGATGGCCTCGGCGACGACGGCCGCTCTACCCTCAGCCTCGGTCATCAGACGCCGTTCCCCGTGATCGCGGGCGGCGTGAACGGCTGGCCGCGGAAGTGGATCAGGTTCGATTGCGCCGAGCAGTCGGCCATGGTCAGCAGGCAGCCGCGCGCGGCGGTGAAGGTGTCGCCGCTCGCGGGCGCATAGGGCAGCGGGAACGCCACCGACATCGCACCCGAAGCGTGGGCGTAGGCCTGCACGGCCCGGCTGACACCCTCGTTGGCGCCCGAGGTGAAGGTGATCACCCCCTTGGTGAAATAGCCGTCGGCCTCGGTCAGGTTGGTGTTGAAGGCGGTCTTGGTCGCCCCGGTCGCGACCACGCCGCTGACCGGCGACGCAGTCAGCCCGCAGTCGGCGTCGTAGTGCGTGTTGAGACACCCTGCCTGGAACACGTCCGGGCCCATGTTGACGTTCAACAGGACCGTCCAGGCCGACACTGTCATCGTGAACTTGGCCCGGGAGATATCCTTCAGCTGCGTCACCCGGCCGGAGAAGGCGATGGTCGCCCCGACGATGGTGTAGGGAAAGGACCAGTTGGCCAGGAAGCCGCGATAGAGGATCACCGTGGCGCCATCGAAGCCGCGGCCCTGGGCGAAGGGGATCAACGGCGCACCATTGATCAGGTCATCCACCGTGGCCGAGATATTGACGTCGAGCGTCGCGACTTCCAGCCCGAGCTTGGTGGTGATCTTGCCGCGATCGATCCCTGGACCGGCCAGATAGGTGTGGCCGTTGAAGGTCAGCGGCGTGTTGATCCCGGCGCCATGCCAGTAGATCGTCGTGCCGCCATTCAGCTTGATCGCCCACAAGTCGACCATCTGGAAGTCGACGCCGCTGTCGAGCAGCGCCAGCGTCGCGCCGGAGATCCCGTTATCGATGGGCGTCTTCATGATCAGGGCCGCAGACTGGTGAATTTGAGGCTCTTGCCGGTCCACAGGGTGTTGACGACCCGGTCGAAGCTCAGGTCGTCCTGCAGGAAGCGGCAGCCGAAGTAGAAGTAGCCTGACCAGGTCAGGGCGTGGCCGGCGGCCGGGGCGGTGGCGAAGGTCACGACCCCGTTCGGTCCGATGGTATAGGCCCCGGCGGCGGACCCGTTGTCGAGGATGGTCGGGCCATAGACGCCATAGACCGCCTCGCTGAAGCTGTTGATCTGCCTCAGCAGCTGGAATGACAGGGTCGAGCCGTCGCCGGTCCCGAACGCCGCCGGGCTGGACGCCGGGACCTGGCAGTCGGTCGGGTCGACGAACAGGAAGGGTCCGAACTGGCCCTGGGCGACGTTGAAGAATTCCCACAGCAGCGCCAGATCTTCCTCGCTCGGCGCCTGCTGCAGCACACCGTAGCTGTGCTCGAACTGCCAGAGCGGCGACGGCCAGTAGCTGGTGCGCCGCTCGCGGCCCGAGGCGGTGCGGATCACCTCGGTCGACCACATCGGCGCCTTGGTCACCTTGGGCGAGCGCCCAGGGAGCCAGGGGAGCACCGGCAAGCCGGCGACGCCGCCCCAGATGCCGGGATCGGCCGCGGCCGCCGTCGCCACATAGGCGCCCGGCGTCCCGCCCGGCTCGAGCTGGGCGCCGCAGATCAGGATGCTTTCGGTGCCGGCGGCCGAATATGACACCGTCCCGGCGGCGTTGCAGACGTAGGTCGTGCACTCCCAGGTATCGACCGACGGGTCCTGCAGGCCGATCGAGAACCGGAACCAGCCCGATCCTTCGGGAAACTCCTCGGCCGCGACATTGGCGACCGCGCCGGAGGTCGTCAGCCCGGTGATCGCGCCGGTGGACAGATTGAGGGTCGCGTAGGCGAAGACCGCGCCGCTGGTGTCGCCGAGCTTCAGGACGACATAGCCGACCGATCCGGCCTTGACGTAGCGGCTGAAGGTATAGGCGAGCGCGGGCTCCTGGACGGTGACGGCCTGGAAGTCCGCATGCAACGCGCCGCCGGCCGCCGCCGTCATCGTCTGCGCCGTCGAGCCGCCGAAGGGGTCGGTCGAGCCGGACGCGCTGTCGGCGGCGCCGCTCTTGGTCCAGGCGGCGTCCGTCCCGTCGTTCGAATAGGTCAGCAGGTTCCCACGCGGCAGCTGGGTCAGCGCGTTCGGCGGATTGAAGGGGGTGATGGTCAAGGTTTGTCCCGTCAGAACGGCATATTGCTGCCGGGCTTGGCCCGATTGCCTTCGCGGATCGCTTGGCGCACCTGGTTCGCGGCCTCGTGACGATGCTCTTTCAGCGCAGCCCTGAAATCGTCGGGCGAACTGCCGTCCGTGGCGGCGTGATAGTGGTAGTCACCGTTCATATTGATGGTGTGGCCACCGCCCCCACCGGTGCCATCGCCATCACCCCTACCCGGACCAGCGGCGACAGCATTCATCAGCGCCGTGTTGTCGGCCTTGGGGATGATGCGCTCACCCGCGTGGATCTGGGCGATCATGTCGGTTGGCAGGACGTTGGTGCCAACATCGAGGCTTGCGAGACCCTTGTAGGCTGCGACACCCGAGAACGCGACTGCCGCCGCCGCTGGCGCCAGGATGGGACCGACGATTGGGATTCCAACGACGGCCTTATACGCGCCGCCAGCCGCTTGAGCGGCGTCGGCCATGATCGCCGGACCGGCCGTCGCCGCCGTGATCGCCTTGGATGTGGTGGCGGCCGTGGCGTCAGAGGTAACCCTGGCGGCATTGCCGGCGGCGGTGGCGGCTGTCTGCGCAGTCTGGCTAGTTACAACGGCCGCCGTCTTCTGCGTCTGCGTCAGCAGGTGGATCAGCAGGCCACCCTTCTCGGTCGCCGCGTCGGAGGCGCCGATCTCGGCATTCAGCAGCGCGTGCTCGGTCCAATACCGGACGTCCGCTTCAATCTCCTTCGTCGCCGTTTCCAGCGCCAACCGCTCCAGGATCTGGCCGAGTGTTTCGCGACCGCCCATGATGCCGGAAACGAGTTCATTTTCCGCCGAGAGGATTTCCGAGTTGGCTTCCTTCCATGCCTTCGCGGAATTATCCGCCGTCTGGCGCGCCAGTTCGCTGAGTTTCGCGGCCTTGGCCACTTCCGCCGCGATGATGGCGTCGCCAGCCTGTTTGGTGGCGTCAACTTCATCCTTTTTCGCCGCCTTGTATTCAGCCGTACCCTCCGCCGCGAGGGCTTCAATGAATTTGTCGGTCGCGATCCGTATGGCGAGGATACGGTTGGCGGCATCCTCGGCGTCCTTTTCCTGCTGATCGATCAGGGCCTTGATCTGGACGGTGGCCTGGGCCTTGCTGAGAACGCCCTTCTTTTCGGCGTCCTCGACATCCTTGATCTGTTGGTCGGTCGCTTCCTTCTGCCGCGAAGCCTTTTGCTGGATTTCGTCGATATCGTGCGTGTCCGCGTCCTGGCGCGCCGCGATCTCGTCGCGGATGCCTTGGATCGCCTGCTCGTGGGTGAGCTGGTCGACCTTTATGCGGATCGCCGCCTGGTCCTTCGACGTCAGCCCCATAGCCTGGGCGAGGCCCTGGATTTCCGACCAATAGGCCAGTTCCGACGCCTTCATGTCGGTAATCATGGTATTGTGGGAGGCTTCTTCCTTGTCAAACTCCTCCTGCAGCGCCTGCATGTCGGACTCGTCGCCGGCACCGCTGTCGGCCTTCGCCTTGGGCGTCTTCGGCGTGTCCGACTTGGCCGCCTGGGCGCGCGCCGCGGCGGCTTCCTGCTCGTAGAGCGCCTTGTTGGTCGGGTCGGCGGCCACCGCCTTGTTCAGATTGTCGTTGATCTCCTGCAACGTGATCTTGAGCTTTTCGCCACTGGTGCGCGAGGCCTCGAACTGCTCGTGCAGCTTGGCCGCCGCCGCGACGCCGTCGGTCTGGACCTGGGCGTCGTGACCGTGAATCTGCGCGAGCCGCTCGGCCGCCGCCTCGTTCTGCTGGACGACGGCCAGCTGTTTCTGCGCGGCGGCGAGCTCCGCGTCGAGGTTAGGATTGCGTCCCGCGCCACCTTCGCCCGCGATCAGACGCTGATAATTGCCGATCTGCTCCTGGATGGCGTGCATCTGATCGGCATTGGAATTGCGCCCGACCGACTTCATGTCGTCCCAGACGCCCGCGACAGTGGCGCCGAGAGTCCGCCATGCGGTCTCCAGGAAGCCCAGATTCTCCGGCGCCTGCTTGCCGAGGTAGTTGTAGACATCCTCGGCGAGGGCGTGTTCGGCCTCTTCCTTGCGGCCCTGGTCCTCAAGCTGCTGGATGTACTGGACCTGGGCCGTGGTCAGCTGGTGATAGTGCTCCTGATACTCCTGGGCGAACTTGGCGACGCCGGAGTCCATCTTCTCGAACTCGGCGTTGAACTTGTCCGCGCTCTCCCCGGTCAGCTGGCTCATCCGGGTGGAGTCGGCCCCGATCAAGGCCAGGGTCTGGCCGGTGAACTTGCCGCTGGCGGCCAGGTTCATCAGCTCCTTGGTCGCCGTCCCGACGCCCTCATGGGCGAAATTCGCCAGGGTCTGGGCCGTGACCTGGA